TTATCTTCTATGTTAACTGTAACTATTAATCCAACAACAGGTATGCCTGAAGTATTTTTAAATAAAATAGTTAGAGCAGGTAAAAGAATTGTTAAAGGTGCTGCAAAAGGTGTTAAAAATGTTGTTAAGTCTGATGCATTTAAAACATTAGCACCTATTGCATTAGCTATAGCTGCACCTTATGCTGCTGCTTATATGGGATTTGGTGGAGCTGCAGGAGCAGGTTTAACTTTAAGTCAACAAGTAGCTGCTATGGGTCCTGGTATGTTTGGTTTTACAACAGGTCTTGGTTCTCTTACAGGTAATTTATTAGCAGGTAGAAGTTTTAAAGATTCTGCTAAAGCAGGATTAATTAGTGGTGTTACTGCAGGGACTTTTAGAGGTGTAAGTAATAAGATGGCAGGTAAAACATTTATGGGTGACCCAACTGATGCAAGTAGACAATCTATTTTATCTGAAGGAAGAGCTTTAGAAGTAGCAGACTCTGCACCAAATACTTTTGATGGAACAACTTACACTCCAGGTAAAGATGGAGGATATGGTGGAACTTTTACTGACCCTAAAGTTACAGAAGCTAATAATTTATTAGCAGCAAAAAATGCAGAATCAGCTAATACTTTAGAAGCTTTTAGAAAACAACAAGTTGATATTGCTGCTAGAAATGCAGATAATATTATTTCTGGAGGAGGATTTACACCAACTGTTGACCCAGTTTCAACTATGCCAGACCCTTATGCTCCTAACCTATTACAAAGAACAACATCTGCAGTAGGAGAATATGTACCTCAATCTGTAAAAGATGTAAGTGGTGCTATTGCACAAGATTTTAATCCAATGACTAAATCAGGACTATTAAATATAGCAACTAAAGGAGTAACAGGAGATTTAGGTAGCTCTTATGTAGAAATGGAAGAACAAAAAGAATTAGCAAAAAGAAGACAAGAAGAAGAAGATGAAGCTTTAAGAAGAGAAGGTTATACAGTAGAATATCCTGATGGTTATAATTCACAAAGAGTTGTATATGATATGACAGGAGTTATTCCTATTAGAACTATAGATGAAATTTTAAATAGAGCTTTAGGTGGTGGTAGATATCAGTATAGGGGTAGAACTGTTTATGAGCCTACAGAAGTAGTAGAAACAGCACAAGGTGGTTTAATATCTATGGCTAGAGGTAGTGAGTTTAGTGGTATGGTTCCTGGTCAAGGTGGTGGTATGGATGATAATGTTTATATGCCTATTAAAGAAGGACAAGAACAAGTAGGAACATTAGCAGTAAGTCCTACAGAGTATGTAGTAGATAGCTACACAATGGCAGCATTAGGTGATGGTAATCCTGCAGAGGGAGCAAGAGTTATGGATAAAACAATTAAACAAATTAGAGAAAAAGCATTTGGTAATACAAAACAACCTAATGAAATAGATGGGTTAGCTGCTTTAAAACCAATGGTACAAGGAGTATAGAATGGCAATATTATCTTCATTATTTGGGTCACAACCTGCACAACCTGTAGTAGGTGCACAACCCTTATCAGTTACAGAAATACCTGAACAGTTAAAACCTTATTATACAGATATATTAGGTAAAGCACAGGCACTATATAATAAAAGAGTTGAAGAAGGATACACTCCTTATGAAGGTCCTACGATTGCACAATTTGCTCCAGAACAAGAACAAGCATTTACAGGGATAGCAGGATTACAAGGAGCAACTGCACCTAAGTATGCAGAAGCAGAACAATTAACAAGAGATGCTGCATCAGGTATTACAGGTGCACAGATACAAGAAGCTATGTCTCCTTATCAACAAGCTGTTGTAGATATAGAAAAAAGAGAATCACAAAAAGCTTTTGAACAAAATGTATTACCTAAGATAAGAGCAGCACAAGTAGCTCAAGGTTCTTTTGGTGGTACTAGAGGTACATTATTAGAAGCACAATCATTAGGAGAACAACAAAAGTTATTAAGTGATATACAAACTAAAGGTAGTCAAGCTGCATTTGCAGATGCTAGAGCAGCATTAGATGCTGAAAGAATGAGACAAGGACAAGCTTCTACAAACTTAGCTAACATAGCAGGTGCAGGATTTAAAACAGGTTTAGCAGAAATAGGAGCTCAACAAGCTGTAGGTGAACAAAAACAACAACAAACACAAGCAGCATTAGATGAAGCTTATAGACAATTCTTACAAGAAAAAGATGAGCCTTATTCAGCTATGCAAAAATATCAACAAGTAGTATCAGGCACTCCATTAACAACAACACAGTTTGCACCTCCTCCACCTCCACAACCTAGTTTAGGTCAACAGCTTATAGGTGGACTAGCAGGTGTAGGTAGCTTGTATGGAACCTTTACTGGTAAACCTGTATTTGGACAAGGTAAAACTGGTGGTGGTATTGCAGGATTAGTTAAGAGAGCTGTACCAGGTCAAATAGGACCTCAAGATGAATTAGAAACAGCAATAGGTGATGTTAGGTCTGCAGTAAAACAAAGACAAGAAGGATTAAAAGATATTGAAAAAACATATGGATATTTAACAAGCCCTGCTTATTTACAATCTAAAGTATTAGGTGATATAAGTCAAAGAATATTATCACCAGAAGCTAGTCAAGCAGGTAATTTATTAGGTGCAGGATTACAAATTTTACCAGGTGTTGCTAAAACTGCAGGAGATACACAAAAAGAAATAGCATCTCTAAAAGTTAAATTAAAACAAGCTCAAGGTGAAGGTAACTTAGAAGGTGCTAAAGCTATATTAGAAGCATTAAAATCTAAAGAAGCAATATTATCATCTAGAGCCACATCTAAATTAAATCAAGCTAAATTAAAAGCATCTAGTTTAGATTTAGCAAAAGCAAGTTCTGCTGCTATTAATGATTTAAAAGATTTTGGTATTTCTTTAACAGGTGCAAGAGCTATTTATACTGATGGTAAAATTACTGGTATACAAAAAGCAGATGGTACAGCAGTAAACCAATCTACATTAAATAAATATGCTCTTTATGACCAATTTTTAAGTTTTAAATATCAACAAGGATTAGATAAATTTGATAATAATCAATCTAAAGCTATTGCATATGCTAAAGGTTCATTATCAGATGCTATAAAATTGGGTGATATAACTGAAAAAGATGCAAAGAAAAAAGTTACTTCTAAATATAATGTACAAAATCCAGATGGTGTAAATACAAATAAAGTTTTAGAAGCATTAAATTTAAATTCTCCTAAAGTTAAACAAGTAACAAACTAATATGACATTAAATTATATGACAAATACTTACGTAGATTTACGTGAGGATGTAATAAATCAACTTAATGATAATAATAGCAATGTTAAGTCTGTAGAGGATGTTAAAGAATATGTAGAATCAAAAGGTTTTGATTTTGATGAATTTACTTTAGAGTCTAAAAAAGCACAAGAACATGAAGCTAAGTTTAGAGAAGCAGAAGCATTAGGATTATCTAAAAAAAGATTAAATTTATTAGCACCTGGACATCTACAAAAAGATTATGATACCTTTCAAGAAAAAGTTATTATTAAACCTATTCAAGCAGGTGTAAGGTCAGTAGCAAAAGGTGTTGGTCAACTGGCAGAAGCTGTTTTACCTGAAGCTGCAGAAGAATTTATAGGTGACAAAGCAAAAAAAGTTGATGACTATCTTTCTAATAATCCTTATACATCTAGAGTATATGGTGTAGCAAAAGAAACATTTGACCCTCCAACTACAAAAGTTCAAGAAGTAGCAGGAGAGATAGGTTCTTTAATAACAGGAACAACAGCTATCTCAAAAGCTTTAACTAAATCTGTTCCTAACTTACCCAAAGTAGTTAATAGACTAGCTTCTTTTACAGGAGCAGAAGTTTTAGTTGGTAATAAAGATGAAAACTTTTCTAATTTTTTAATAACTACTTTTCCTGAAACAGCTAAACCATTAGAAAAATTAGCTATTAATCCTGATGACCCTGATGCTTTAAAGGTAGTAAAGAAAGCTATTGATTCAGCAGCAGTAAGTGGTGTATTTGAAACTGCAGGACTTGTAATAAAAGGTGGTATAGATTTAGGTAAACTTGCAACAAGTGCTATTAGAGGTACACAAAGAACTTTAAAAAAAGATGAAGCTATTAAAAGTGGTATAGGAGAACCAGTCAAGAATGTTAAAGTAAAAGAAACAGAAATAGTAGAGGACCCAGATACAGGTAAGTTTATATTTAAAACTATTTTATCTCAACCTATAGATGTTTTAAGTGACCCTAAGAAAGGAAAAATGAGCACAAATTTTCTTTCTAGATTTTTTACATCTAGACAAGGTATGGACCAAAAAACATACAGAGCTTTTACACAAAAAGAAGGTGCATTAAAAAGTTTAGCAATAGCTGCAAAAGGTGAAACAAAAAGATTTGAAAAATTAATTAAAAAAGTTTATGGTAAAAGTTATAATGAATTAGGTGATGATGAACTATTAGTAATAAAAAATGCTTTAGGTAAAACTCCTAATTTACAAGATGATGCAACACCAGAAATATTAAAAATATTAGATAAACCTTTTAAGAAAAGAACAAAAGCAGAGCAATCTATTATAGAACAACATTATGATAATTTATTAAAAAAAGAAAAAAGTATTAGTGGTGCTGCTTATAAAGAATTAAAACCTGAGATGCAATTAGGTGTTAGAAGACTTAGAGGTATTATTGATTCTTTATCAGAAGAAACTAAAAATTTAGGTATATCAAAAGGTTTAAACACTACTATAGATAAAAATTTAGGTTTGTATTTAACTCAAGATTTTAAAGCTTTTACAGACCCTAAATATATTAAAGAGGTTACAAAGATATTAAAAGATGGTAAAGCCACAGAGGGAGAAGCATTTGAAGCTGTTCAATTAGCAAGAAGAGTAATTAAACAATCTTATCCTAATGCTACTAGAGATAATATAGATGGTATGTTAATGAACTACATCAATAAAAAAGGAATTAAAGATGTAGATAATTTAGATATATTAAATTTAGGAAGTTCTAAAGCTGTAAAAGACCATGCTTTTGGTAAAGTATTAACTGCAAGAAAAAATATAGACCCTGCATTTAGAGCTATATTAGGACCTATAGATGACCCCTTAGTTAAATTTAATGAAACAACAAAGAAACTAGGTTCATTAGTAGTAGAACATAACTTTTTAAAAAATATAGAAAAGATAGCTAAATCAGACTATGGTGTAGATTTATATAAAATATTACCAAAAAAAGAAATGCAAATGGGTTTTGCACCATCAGGTAAATTTTCATCAGAGTTATCAGATTTAGCTAATAATTATCTTAGAGCTTTTGGAGATAATGCTAATCCTTTGGCTAGAGTTTTTACAACTCCTGAATTTAAAAAAATATTACAAACAGGAACAGAACTAAAACCTATAGGTGATGATGTTAATCCTTTCTTAAGAGGATATTATGGGTTGAGTGGTTATGTTAGTGGAGCAAAAACATCTTTATCAGGTGTAACACATATTAAAAACCTTGAGGGTAACTTTATATTATTAGGAGCAAATGGTAATTTAGGAGTAGGGGTAGCAAAAGAACTTCCACAAGCAGCAATGGTATTAACTAAAAGAACTCCTCAAGCATTAAAAGAAGTAAGAGATTTAACAGAAAGAGGTGTATTAAGTAGTGGAGTAAGAGCACAGTTTATTATACAAAGTATGGATGATGCTTTTAAAAATACAGATAACTTTGTAAAAAAGTTTTATGATAAAACTATGAAAGTAGCAGGTGATGTATATTCTGCAGAAGATGATGTTATGAAAGCTGTTGCTTTTTATAGAGAAATGCAAAGATATTCAAGAGCATATCCTAAAGCTACAGAAGAACAGTTAAGAAATTTAGCAGCAGAGGTTGTTAAAAATACCATGCCAACATATAATATGATACCTAGAGGTATTAAACAATTAAGAAGGATGCCAATAGGTGCTTTTCCTGCATTTACTGCAGAGATGTTTAGAAATACAAAAGAAATAATTAAGATTGGTTCAAGTGATATATTAAAAGGTTTACCTAAAGTTGGCTCATTAGAAGCAGGTAATCCACAATTAGTAAGAGCAGGTGCATCTAGACTTGCAGGTTTAACAACTGCATTTATTGCAGGTCAACAATATTTACAACATCAACGTAAACAGTTTGGTATTAGATTAGAAGATGATAAGATATTAAGATTATTAGGAGCTGATTGGCAAAAAGATGAGATAAGAGAATATATAAGTCCTATATTTAAAAATCCTAAAACAGGTAAACGAGAAGTTCGTTCTAGAAATTTAACATATACTTTACCTCATGCTCCTATAATTCAATTAGGTGAAAAGTTTTTTCCATTTATGTTTTCTTTACAAAGTGGTAATGTAGATGAAATACAAAAAAAATTAAATGACCTTTTATCAGCAAGTGAAAGTGCTTTTGCTCCTTTTATTAATGAAAGTTTATTAGTAGAACCATTATTAGATTCTTTTGTTAGAGGAGGAACAACTAAAGAAGGTAAATCTTTATATAAAGAGTCTGATGATTATATAAAAAGAAGATTTGCAGATGGTTTAAATATTGGTAAAGCATTTGTACCTGGAACCTATACTACAGGTGAAAATATATGGAAATCACTTAATTCAGAAACAGTAAATAATGAAATAAAAAAAGGTTTAGGAACAACAGATGCAGGTTTCCCTAAAAGATATGAAGACCAAATAGCTTCATTAAGTGGTTTTAAACATCAAACAGATGACATAGATAGAAGTATAAATATAAAAGTAGGTGGGTTAACAAAAAAAATATCAAGTGCTGATTCAGAATTATTTTCCTCTTTAAATAAATCTTTTAATGTTGATTGGACTGATAAAGATAGTACATTAAATTTTTATAAAGAATTAAATAATGCTTTAGCAACATCTTATAAAAGACAACAAGAACTAGCAGAGTTTTTACATGAAGTTCAAAAGTTAGAATTTTATGAAAAAGTAGGTGGTGATGTAGTTAGAAAAAAACTAGCAAAAGATATATACAATATACTAACTATTCAAGGAACAAAACAATTTCCTAAAAAAGCTATGAACACTATGATTGCAAATGCAGGTAATAACATAAAAGGAGTATCAACATCACCAAAAATTAATAATCTTCTACTTAGATTAAATAACGAACAACGTATACCAGTAAATAATTTAAAAGAAATACAAACTATTATAGCAAGATATGATAATTTACCTTTACTAGAAATACAAGAAACAGAACAGGAGTAAACAATGGCAGATATGACAATGATATGGAATGCAATATTAACTATGGCAATAGGTGGATTTCTATGGTGGATACGTTCTACATCTGGTGCTATTAGTAAAGTAAAAGATGAGCTATCTAAGTCTAAAGAAAACATGGCACTTATGTATGCCACTAAAGAAGATGTTAAAGATGATATGACACAACTTATGCAACGATTTGATAGACTAGAAAGTAAGATAGATGATATGATAAGGAGACAAGCTAATGGTAACTAGATGGAAATACTTTTCTGAAGAAGAATTAAGATGTAAAGGTACAGGTGAGGTACATATGGATGAAAAGTTTATGAGTAAGCTTGATGAGCTAAGAGATAAATTAAAACAACCTATGACTATTAGTTCTGGTTATAGAAGTGAATCACATAATATAGCTATAGGTGGTAGCAAACAATCTGCACATTTAAAAGGTTGTGCTGTTGATGTTGTATGCTCTGGACATAAAGCTTTTGAGATAGTTAAACTAGCTATGGAGTTAGGTTTTACAGGTATAGGTGTTAAACAAAATGGAATACATGCTAAAAGATTTATACATTTAGATACTATGCCTAGAAAATCAATAACGAGTCCAAGACCTTGGATATGGTCTTATAAATAAGGAGATGATGTGGACCCTATATCAGCTATTGGTATTGCTACAACTGCATATAATGCAATTAAAAGAGGATTTCAAGTTGGGAAAGAAATTGAAGGTATGTCCAAAGACCTTGGCAGATGGATGGGTGCTATTCAAGAGGTTAAAGAAGGTCATAATAAAGCAAAAGGTAGGTCTTTTGGTTCTGTTGAAGAGGAAGCTTTAGAATCTTTTGCTGCTCTTAAAAAAGCACAGCAGATGGAGAATGAACTTCGTAACTTTGTTAATATGCATTATGGTCCTAATGCTTGGAATGAAGTAATTAGAATACAAGTAAACATAAGAAAGAAAAAGAAAGAAGCAATAGCAGAAGCTAAAAGAAAACAAGCACAGATGATAGAGAATACTATTCTTGGTGTTCTTGTGATATTTTTTCTTGGTGCTGTTGGTGCTGTTCTGTACTTGATTCTATCTGTTGATTAAAATCACACTTACTAATTATATTTTCTACTTTCTTTTTACCTAATATATTAAGTGAATTAATTATATTTTGTTCTAGTCCTTCAGGAGAAGTGTTTACTTCTTTATCACTCTTTGCTCCCCTTATCTTAGATAGTAACTCTAAAGCTTTAATAGCACTATTAGTATGCCCATTACTCTTTGCAAAATCATATTGTCTTTCTATCTCAGTAATAACATCAACATTAGTTTCAAGATTATCTTCTAATTCTTTTATTCTATCTTTTATTTCAGGTAAATTCTTTAATCTAAATCCTGTATTAGCTAATGCATGAGAAGAGTTTGCTGTATATCCTGCATATCTAGCTGCTTCTGTAGCATTGTTATGAATAACCATACCTTGTGCAAACTTCTCATACTTTTCTTTTAATGCCATTTATATACCTATATTAATATAAGAACTAAACCTGCAATAAGTCCAGTAATAACTGCATGTAAAACTAATTCCATATATCTACTCCTATTGTTTCTTAAATATGTTTTAATATTATATATTGTTTTTAAATAATTCATATCTTACTTGTAATCCAACTAAATCCACCACATATTAATATAGTAATTATTATGTAAGCTGTTACCTCATAATACATAGAATCTATTTCTCTTAATTTATACCATATATATTGTAATATATTCATCTGTATATCCTTACTTTTGGATTATTAGCATCTACTTCTATAGGTTTACATATAGCTTTATATTTAGCACCACCAGGTACAGCAGGTTGTCTCATTAATGTTCTTGCAAAATATCTACATCTATTAATATCTGCAAATACCATATTACTTTCCTGTTGTACTTGTCCTAAGTATAATACTAATAAAAATACTGTTGTCACTTTAAATTATCTCTTGCTACATTCTTTGATTTTTCAAATGACCTCATTGCTCCAAGTCCTAAAAGTGACATTACTAATGTAATTAATCCTTCTACTTCTAGCTGTGGTGGAACCATATCAGGAAACCATATACCTGTAGCCCATGTTAATACAGGTCCTACAAAGAACTGCCATAGTAATCCTAGGCAACATACCCACATTATTGCAGGTCTTGCTCCTGATACAAATAAACTAGGATGTTTAGCTTGTTCTTTATTAACTTCTATTTGTCCTTTAGATAATTCTTGTGCATGTTTCTCTGCCATAGTTGCTAAGTCATGTGCAAGTTTATTTTTCTGGTCTTTATCTTCTATAAACTTACCTATTAGTTTAGTAGCAGGTGCTATTAATGCTGTTAATGCCATTACTTTTTCTCCTTTTTAATACACGTAGCATGTGTTCCTTCTTTAGTTTCACATAACGTATATATTTTTAAATGATTAAATTTATTCCAAACTCTTCCTATCTTATGTGCCCACCATGAAGGGTCAAACACAGATATGTGTAAATTTTTACCTTTAAGATTACCTTGTTTAAAATGTTTTAAAGCAGGTTGACAAGAAATATTTAAAAATACTATTTTATTACTATAAGATAATATCTTAGTTAAAACATAGTTTATATCTTGTTCTGCTATATGTTCTAATACATCTGTGCATATTACAATATCATATTTTTTATCAGGTAGTGTTGAATACTTTTCATAGGCAGGGTCATATAAATAAAATTCTTTTATATTACACAATTCTTGAACAGTATTCTTTAATCCCATCTCATTACATTTATCTTTATCATAAGGTATGGCTTTACCACAACCATAATCCAATAATGTTTTACAATTATTTTCTTTAGTAAGATTTACAAGAGTAGGAACAAGAGGTGTTAAACTAATACCTCTAAACTTACCTTCTTCTTGATGTATTATTTTATATGCATCAATTAATTCATAATATTCTTTAGAGGGTTTCATTATAAATCACCTTTAAAAGATTGTTGTTTTAATTTATATCTATTGGATAGCTTCCATAAAGCAGAAACTAAAGTATTCTCACCATGAAAATTAATATCCATCTCCATAGGTGATTCATTAAAATATTTTTCACAGTCCTGTGCTAATGCAAGTAACTCACCTGTTGTCCAAAACTCTTGTTTATTAACAGATACTTTAAAATATTTAGGTCTTGGTTGTTCATCTTCAGCACCTGTTGTTTCTTTCTTTTGTTCATTAGTAGGTTCTTCCATATTAGAATCATAACCAAATAACTCAAAGAATCTAAATCCCATAGTATGCATAATACCTAATGCTCTCATAGCTGCACAAGTACCACCTGTTATTAATGTAGTACCTTCAGGTAATCCTAAATCTTTATTAAGAGTTACTACATTATTATGTATACCTTTCTTTTGTTCTTCAGGGTCACGTAATGATTCTGTAAATGCGTGCCATCCCCATATGTTTGCCTTTCTTTCTATTAAATATTTAGTAACAGAAGGGTCTGTCATAGAAGCTACAAAAAATTTAGTGCTTGGGTCTATATTTTTAAATAAATCTTTTCTTATAATACCATGTGTACTTTTACCTGTGATAGGTCTAGGGTCTAATACAACACATGCCCAAGGTTTTATATTATGTTCTAATAACTTTCCATAAGAATGTTTAACAGCTACTATCTTTGCTGTAGGATTATTTTTAATTAATGCCTGTAATTTTTTATAATCTGTATAAGGTCCACCTGATACTATAATACATTTGTTATCATGCATAGGAAACTTACCTAACCATTTATCTATTAATTTAAAATTAGTTCTAATATTATCTCTTATATAATCTTTAGGTACACAATCTCTAGGATTTACTTTTATAGGTACACTAAATAAATGTCTAGGTGGAGAAGGTAACTTATCATCATTTACAATTAATAATAAATGTGTATTACCACCACCTCTTACTAAATCTTCACTAGGTAATATATTATTTTTAATAGTTTTAGATAAACTATCTTTTACTTTATTAGTTCCACAATATTCTGGTTTAACTGTATTACCATCTTTATCTTTAGAAAAATAGTTATCTATAACAATAACAGGTATATGTTTTAAACAATCATAATCACTCTGTTTTGTTATTACACTATCACCACCACCTATAAAAGCATAATCTATAGTAGGTAAAAATTTAAATAAGTTTTCAGCTTTTAATGTTTCTCTTGTATTACCTTTAGTTAAAACATAATTAAATGTTTTATTTTTTTCTTTCATCTTAACTTTAAATTCTTCTAATCTTTTTTCTACAGCTTCCATAGTATTATGTGCTTTAACATTAAACTCTTCTTTATCTGTTTCTATTGTAGCATCTTCAAACAAATCAAAACCATAATATTCTACTGTATCTGTGTTCTCAAAAGAAGCTAATGCCATTTCAATAGCACGACCACCATTCCATGTACCAGTTTCTAATATAGTTTTAGGTTTAAAATGTCTTATAAGTTCTGCATTTCTTTCATATCTTGCAGGTTTAATATCTTGTGTTACATTATCTTTTGATAATTCAAATATACGATTACCTTTTAAATCTCTTAGTGGTAATATATTAGAATTAGAAACTCCTTCCATATGTATTATATAACTAGGTATAATATCTCTAGCATCATAAATTTTTAAACCATGAGCTTTGTATATATTTAAAAGTCTTTCAAGAATAAAACTATCTGTCCATTCTCTATATTGTATAACCTCACCATTCATATAGGTTCTTCTTAAATCCCATAATAAATCTAGTGGTGGTTTTTTATTTAAATTAAAAGCAATAAAAGAATGATTACCTGTATGTACTATGTCTACATTATCAGTTAATATTTTTTCTAAATCTTTTTGTGTTAATCTTTTTGATGCATAAGAATCAACATCTACCCACACTAACCAACCTGGTTCTTTATCTTTTTCTGCTAATGTAAATGCATGGTCAGTTAAAGCAAACATTTTATGTGACCATTTAATAGCATCAAGTTTATCATTATAAGGTATCTTACCATCTTCTGTTCCATTATGAACAGCATTTTCTTTTATAAATCTTTTATATTTTCTATGTTCTTCAAGATTTGTATAGTCAATATGTTTTTCTAATGAATATTTATCAGCAGGAAAGTTATGGTGATAAGCTTTTACTTTTAAACTAGGTTCCCAATTTTCGTAGATAGATTTAAAAAATAAAGTACCAAATTTATTATATAAGTCTTCATTAAAAGATGTAACAAAATTTATTTTCATATCATATAATCCTTATTAACATCTAATATACCTTGAGTTTGTAACCATTGGGCATCATTAGACCATTCAATAGCATACTTTACATCTTTATCTCTTTTAGAACCCCAGTCTTTAAACCAAGGACCACCTGTTGTAAAGTGAACATTCTTTGCATCTATATCTGTAGAGGAATGATTGTCTAACCAATTCCATTCTTCAGGTATTGTACCTATATCTGCTTCTTTATCTGGTAACCATTGAAAGGTATGTAACCATCTACCTGATTTAGTATTAACATCTTGTGGTGTCAGTTTTTGATTTACTTCATGACCACAATTAAACATAATTAAACTAGACCAATTCTTTCTAGGGTAAACATGTTGTTCCTTACCATCCATTTTCTTTTTATCTTTAGGTTCATACTTATGTTTAACTACATGTATAGGATAATAATTATTATCACACATTTTAAATAGTTCATTTATATCTGCTCTTACATACATATCAGAATCCATATATAAAGCTAGACCTTCATACATATTTAATGCAGGTATTAAGAATCTACTAAAACTAAACTGTGTAGAAAAAGGTTTACCATCTATCTCATCATAGTCTTGACCACTTATGCTATTATGTTTTCTAGTATATATACCTATCTTTGTAAGTATATCTCTTCTCAAAGGTATAACTCTAACAGGTTTAGTGGATATTCTTTCTAATGAAAATTTTAATACCTCATAAGCAGTATGTTCTTTAGGGTCATACCCTACGTAAACTGTGTTTACCATTGTTTTTTTTAATAGCATATGCATCCTTTAAAATTTATACTCATGGTCAATGAACCATGTACCTGCTTCTACTCCACGACCTGTTCTTTTTCTTTCATAAGCAAACTTTAATTTACTTTGATAAAAATTTTTTGTAGCATAAGCTCTAAACTTTGAACCATCATGTTCATTATCTAAATCATGATAGTATCTATAACCTAGTGAATCCAAAATATTATCTCCTGAATAACTAACAGTAGTAAAAAAAAATAATAATATTAATAACTTTTTCATATATTTCCTCAAAAAAAATAGGGGTATATTTCAACCCCCTAATTTATAAACTTAATTAATCTTAATCTTCTTAGGCTTTTGTTCTTCAGGTACAATCTGTTTAAGAGTAACTCTTAATATACCTTCATTGAATGTAACGTCTTCAACGTGTAACGTATCTGCTAGAACAAAGTCCCTAGTGAAAGACCTCTTAGCAATACCTTTATGCAAGTATTCTAAATCTTCTGACTTTATATAATCACCCTCTATTGTTAGATGATTTTCTTTTACAGTAATATTTAAATCATCTTTACTAAATCCTGATAAAGCAAACTCTATAATAAAAGTTTCTTCATCTTCTTTTATAATATCATAAGGTGGATAATTTACATCTTTCCCTCTCATGTTATTCATTACATCAAACAATCTATCAAAGCCAATAGCTTGTCTTGAAAATGTATCTACTTCAAACATATATTTATCTCCTTAAATAAGCAAGTTAAAAAAGAGTCCATCTCTGGCACTCATTTATGTAATTATACAGTATAAATATATGAAAGTCAAGAACTTTTTATGTATATAATACATTTAATATTAATGATATACATATTATAATAACAATATAATCTAACATTATATATCTACTAACTCACAAGACCCTGCTTTACAAGCTAACTCCTGTGAACCTCTTGTATTATCTTCTGTTTCATAATTTTGTAATTTACTCCAATCAATATTTTTAGGCATCTTAGATTCTAATTCTTTATACTGCATCTCGTCTATATCTTGATAAGGTGCTTGTTGATATGTATGGTCTGAGAAAGGTAAGAATGATATACCAGATAGTGTATCAAAATTATCCCAACACCAATTACCTACATTAATCCATTCATGTTCCTTAACAGATATAGTTACTGATGGTTTATGTTCACACCAATGTTGTGCATAACACTTCCATATCTCTAACTGTTCAATAGCAGTCATAGTATATCTATATATAGCACCAGGGTCTGCTTTCATAGGAAAAGAAAACACAGAGTTATTAGGTTGCATAACATCATCTTCACAAGGTATGCCTTGGTCTGCCATAAACTGTGTTAAAGGGTCTTTCTTATCTCCTCTTACTGTTCTAATATAATAAGGATTATGTCTAGCATGAATACCACTAGCAGAGTTAACTAATTGACTAACTGTGCCAGAAGGTTTAACACATGTGATAGCTGTTGACTGTGGTATACCTAACTTCTTTGACCACTCTGCATTTACCATTACAGCTTTATGTCTCATCTTACCTAATATATCTGGTAAAGCAGTTCTCATTCTAGATAGTATACCATTATCCATAATACCTGTAAGAGATACACCAAGTAATCTTTCTTCTTCTGTATTTGTTTGCCATCTTTTTCTAAGATAACCAAAGTCTGTTAGTGTTGCTTGTATTGTACCTAGTATAGTAGCTACTTCTATTTTACTATGTAGCATATCTTCTGTATCATCTGGTCTTACAACTACTTCTGTAAGATTACAAAACTGATTAGGTCTTAATATAATTTCACTACAAGGATTAGTGCCAAAGTCCCAATCACCATTACGTCTACCATTCTCTCTAGCTTTTTCTTGTGCAGACTTTCTATTAAAGATACCACGTTCTCCAGACTTACTTTCATATAATGCTAACCATTCTTTCATAAAAATACCTGCATCAGGTTTCTCTGTATATGCTACTGAGTTGTTAGCTAATGCTCTTTCTGGATTTGTTTCCCACCATGCACCAGACTTGGCAACTCTTAATCTCTGGTCTGATAAGTTAGACAGAGATATAAGAGCTGACCTACGTACACCACCTACAACCACAACCTCACCAGTCTTACACACAATATCGTGACACTCCATAGAAGATAATTTTCTACCTTTAGCATTTTTAAATTTATCAATAGTAAAATCAAATAGATTTACTAAAGGTTGAGGACCACTTGCTCTACCACCAAATGTTTTTAATCTAGCACCTGCAAGTCTAACTTTACTTATATTTATTTTAGGTATTCTACAAGTATATAAATAAGATACTAAATCTTTAAATGCTCTTGCCCAACCTTCTTTTGAATCATTAACAGAAACAACATCATCTGTTTTCTCAAACTCTCTATCTGGTATAGTAGGTAACTTATCTATGTATTGTCTTTCAACAGAAAAACCTACACCTGTACCATTCATAAGAATATATAATACTTCATCAAAAGCTTTTGGATTATCAATAGGAATATATGAACAATTATATCCTGCTATGTTCTCTCTTTCTAATGCAGCACCTGCTGTCATTAATGCTCTCATAGAAGGCATAACAGATAACCCTATAATATTATCTTCTATTCTTCTCCAAATTTCACTATCTATTTCTATACCTAAATTTTTCTTTAAATGTATTTGTGAAAAATTAGTAAATCTAGTTACTGTTTCTATCCATGTTTCTCTTCTAATTTCATCTGGTAACCAACGTGCATATCTAGATGCATGAATAAACGTCTGATATTCTGTTGGTAAATAGTTATTTCCCATTGATAACCCCCTTTAATTCTCCTAAAATATTATTTAAATTTTTAGTATGTATTATTTTTATAGATTCTTTAAATAAATTTAAAGCTTTTGTTTCTTCTAGTTGATACCACTCACTTTCTTTTGTTACTGATGTTCCTGTATTATTAAATATTTTAATTAACTCACGTTCCATATTGTGAAAATCATCTACAACATATGCATTTAAAAATTTAAATAATAATCCTATAGACTGAGATTTATGAGATTGTATTCTATTTTTTAAATTAGTTGTTTTTCCTATCTTAATAAGACCTTCTCTACTTATTATATATAACCAACCTTTTTTAATATCTAACCCTTTTGTACTTTTTAAATCTACATTTTCTTTTTGTAAATTTATAATTTGTTGCTCATATAACTTATTATTTTCTATTAAAGATTTAATTCTTTCTGATTCAGTAGTTTTAAATTTTTCAATTTTTTCTAAAGCTTTTAAAGCACTATTAGAATGACCATTTCTTTTACATGCTTCATATTGATATATATATTCGTCTACAATACTAAAATTAATACTTTTATTTTTATTTTTATCTTCAATATTGTTAATTCTATTCATAACTTCTGATACCTTTAACAATCTATAACCTTGATTATATGCAGACTTTTGTGAATATCCTGCTTCACGTGCAGATTGTGCAGCATTATGACTAACTGCATAATGTTGACAAAATGTTTCTTGTTTTTCGTTTAAATTATTCTCTACCATAATCTTTCTCCAATATTAATTCACAATAATGTATTACTTTCTCAATGTCTCTTGCACCTTCACCTTTTCTTCTATGTCTAGTAATATATTTTACTACATTACCCTCAAGAAAAGTAAGGTTATTTTCTACAATATAGTCAACAGGTTGTATCTTACATGTTTTGTAATGGTCACCACCTACCTGTCTATCTGTAGCAATCTTAGCTTCTTTCTCTAAGTTTATTTTCTTAAAATCTTTTTTCTCTTTTACTGTATCTGCTATAGCCTTATCCATTAATCCCATAATTCTCTCCTATAATTTAGTTAAAAAGTATGCTATTAAAACAATAAACATACCCAATAATATTCCTGTAATAAAACATGTTAATAAATTAAAATCCATATTATAACATCTTTTTTATTCTTTGTCTAACATATTTTAAGTCTGGTGAATGAATAACTTTGTATGCAAAACTTCTTGTATATGAAGGACTTAATCCTGCATGGTCACATATCTGCTCAAAGTTATCACACGTAACACCAACACTACAAAAGAACCATGCTATTGCTCTATCTTTATTTACTTTACTTTTACTATTAGTTGCGTCTAATAATGCTTGTAAGATAACAGATAAAAATAAACCACGTTCAGGTGCTTCATGTTTCTTGTGTTCTACATCTATAAATATATCAATTTTCTTTTTCATCATTTACTATTGTATGTAACATCTCTATTGCATCTTTTGCTTCAGATGCTTTATGTACTAATTCAATAACATCTTCTACAATCTTAGGGTGTTCACCTACACCCACAGGATTGTTAATATGTATTTTAATATTTGCTAATGCTTTATCTCTCTCTGCTGTATAGTGAGACATAACTGCTTCTAATATATATGCTTTTGCTACCATTTTATTTCCTTTACCAATCTATTATTTCTTGAACTCTAGGTTCTTTATAAACTTGTGTAAGATATGTTGTACCCCTTTCATACTTAAATGCACGAAGTCCTTTACCATTGTTAACATCAGACCAACACTCTCTTTTATGAGGACAAAAAACACACCCAATAGCAAGCTTCCTATTCCCACTACTACCTTCAGGAATATCACTATAACATCTATCAGGAACTGTTTTACTTTCCAATACATTTTTAAGATACTTAACTCTTTCTTTTGCATCTATCATCTCCAAATCATGTACTCTTGTTAAGGCAAGATTGCCATGCTGTTTATCTATAGCTAAGAAGTATGCTTCTTTAACATTATTACCTGCAGAGTATGCAGATATTTGTGCTATGTATCCAAAAGGGTCATCATTAACTAAGTTATTATTAGCAAACTTTTTAAATGAGTAACCACTAGCACTCTTACAATCTACTAACTCACCATCTATCTTACAATCTTGATGTCCTTTAATACCTTCTACATCTACTTGTTTTTGTTCTTCTGTAACTGTATGACCAGATGCTCTAGACAATAGTATAAGTAAGTCCTCAAGTATATGACCATACAAAAATTTAATTCTAGTAGATGAAGATATAGGTCTTGCTTCTGAACTAGAATGTTTATCATACCATAACTGTCTAGTAGGTTTACCTATAGAAGATAAAGATAATCTTCTTTGTTTTCTAGGTTGTTCATTTAAAACAGTCTTAATATTATTAGTTACATTCTTTGTAAATTCTTTTAGATGTTTATCTAATTCTTTTTCGTCTATAGTATTTGTAACCATAGGGTCAAATAAATTATATATATCTTCTACTAATGTATCTATTGTTTTCATATCTAATATATGGGGAGACCAAGCTGATTACTGTATGTTGGTTTTAGCCAGAACTCCCCATACCCTTTCTAAGTTAGAGATTAACTAGCAAAAGAAACTTCTTCGTCAGCTTCTTTAGATACGAAACCATCTTCAACTACACCAAATGCTTCATCAGCATCTGCATCAGTATTATATGGTACTAAGTTGGTTACTTGTATTGCTCTCAAGTCAGCAGATACACCAGACTTACCACCAAACTCCCACTCATACGTAGAATATAATACATTAACTTCAGAACCATTACCAATTAATGTACCAATCATTGCTCTCTTCTGAGCATCTACAACTTCAGGAGCTTTGTTCAAGTTACCATCTTTTCTTCTCACCTTTCTTTTGATAGTAACAAAGTCACCTCTATCATCATTCTTATTCTTCACAGAGATTCCATCACCTAAAGCAATCTTCTTATTCTTCTCGTCAAGATTACCAACATCAATAGTCCACACACCATCTGAATCAAATGTTGTATTTGGACTTGTTATACTTGCCCAATGGGCATTACCTTTTATTACACTCATATTATTATCCTTTATTGTTGTTAAAATAGAATTATCACATATTCTAGTAGAAAAGTCAAGACTTTTTTTCCAATTAAATGTACTTTTTAATTGTAATACTTTTGACATTTCTATTCTAGACATTAAATCTTTTTTGTTTTGGTAACTCCTACCCCAAACTTTATAGTTTGCTTCACGAAAATATTTAACTTTATCAGTTAAGTCTACAACTTCATGACACAACTCTCTTAACTCTTCAGAGTTAGCAAAAACATATTCATCTTCCTGTTCAAAAACAAAGTAATCACATTTGCCATATAACCAACCTGGATTACCCATAGTATTTTTGAACTCCACTACAGTCCATAAGTCATCAAAACCTTTTGACTTATCTGTTCCTGTTCTTCTTGCTTTTATATCTACTGTAAATGTTTCATCTCCTTTCATTAAAATTAAATCAATATGGTCAGACATGTTCTGAGAATCAGAAGCAACCTTAACTTCATATCCTAATTTAATTGCTTCATCTATAAATAAATTCTCTGTTCTTATACCACGTTTAATATAATCTTTGTGGTCATGTCTTCCTTTAAACTCTTTAACTGTTACCATTACTCTTCTCCAAATATTGTACTGCTCTTTTTAAAAAATCTATGTTATCATCAAACCAACCTAAAGCTGAATTACATTTATTACATAACCAACCTCTAGCTTCTCCTGTATCATGGTCATGGTCTAAACACCATTGATTATTCCTTTGATTGTTTTCTTCAGCACTTGTCAAACAAATAGGACATCTATAATCTTTAGGTGGAGGAGGAGTAACTAATCTTAATTGTCTTGTTTGTCTATTCCTCTCATTAGCACACGATTTACAAACTCTTTCAGTAGAAGGTAATCCTGTAGTCTTTTGATTATGACCATAACTTTGAAAGGCATCTAATGGTTTAGTCTTCTTACACTTAACACATGTCTTTAATGGTTTGCTTGTGTCAATAGATTCACAATCATTAAACAATTCTTTTTGTACTAATGTGTTTCTGCCCATGTCTTACCCTCCTTCCACTCACTATCTAATGGACATTTCATTTTTAATTGATGCTCTGTGTCCTTCATTGCATCTTTGGTAATACTACCAAATCTTTTTACATCTTTCTTTGCAACTTCATATTGGTATTCATCATGTATAGAAGCAACTAACTTAGCATCAACACCTGTTTGTACTATTCTTTTATTCATATTTATTAACCACAACTTACATACGACTGCACCTGCTCCTTGTAGTAATGTATTCAATGCACTATGTGGAGAACGTACATATAATAATCTACCATCAATACCTTTTATCTTACCTCTCTTAGCTGTTTCAGTTACACTATCCCTAACTCTTTTAAGAGCAGGCATATTAGAAAGAAACCTATCAATTAGTATCTGTCCTTCTTTAGCACCTTTACCTACTATTTTACCTATTTTAGATGCACCTGCACCATACATAAATGCATAGATAAATGTCTTTGCTTGGTCTCTATCTGTTAATCCTGCCATTTTCATATTAGCAGTATGTATATCTCCATTCAAAACTTCTTCAGTAAAATTAGTATCATTCATTAAGTGTGCTAAACAACGTAACTCTAATCCACTAGCATCTGTACCTACAATGGAATGAGTATAGGGATTGTCAACAGTCCAACATTCCCTACACTCTTTACCATATGGAGAACGAACAGCAGGAATCTGTGCCATGTTAGGACTGTTATGTGCCATACGACCTGTCACAGTACGTAATGTCATAACTCTACCATGTACTCTTCCATCTTTATCATCACACGATTCAATCCAAGATTTAATCTGTGCAATTCTTTTTTGTAATAGTAAATACCTAGCAAACTTCTTTGCTTCTTCTAGATTTATACTATCTAAAACTTCTTCATTAACAATTACATTGCCTTTATCAGTATGCTTCTTAGGTTTCCAACCTAACTCCTGTAATCTATCAGCTATTTGTTGTCGTGAACCTATATTAAAAGGTATATATTTTGTTTTTGTTTTTAAATCTTTTCTTGTAGGGTCAAAGTGTATCTTACCCCACTTCTCTAATGCACTTGCTTCATCTCTTAATGTATTATATAAAGACATAGCTTTACGAACATCTAATGCAAAACCATTTCTCTCTTGTTGGTCAATGATAACTCTGACTTGATGTTCTAAATCAATGGAAGACCTAGAAAAACCTCTGCCTTCTTTCTTTAAATGCTCGTATAATTTGTGTGTTATATCTACATCTTGCATACAATACTTTTGTAACTCAAAAGAATAATTAGCAAATGATTTTATATCACCTTTAGGAAAATTAAATCTATCACCCCATGCTTTTAATCCATGACCACCATCACGTAATGGATTAAATAGTTGTGATAATATTAATGTATCTAATACTTGTGAAGGTTTAATATTTGTACCTAGTAATCTATTTAATACAGGAGCATCAAATGATAAACCATTATGCATAATATATTGGTCAATATCTTTAGACCAATTCTTAAATACATGCATATTACTTGGGTCAAATACTGTTGATACATTTGTTTTAATATCCTTTGCAACAATACAATTAACTACTGAAGCATCTATCTGGTCTGTTTCTATATCAAGAACTACTTTCAAAATCTATCCCCCTTTGTTTATCATTCTCTTGTTCTTCTTTAGGTAAATATACTAAATGAAAAGCACCACAATTAGGACAAGTTAAATTTGTCACCATACTATAATCTTCATCATCTTCAGTATCATGGTCTCCTCCCCATATTATTTCTGTATCACAATGCCAACACTTCATTAGAAGGGTACCTCCTCTGTATTCTCTGCATTATAATCTACTTCGTAAGGATTGTCAATCTCTTTCATACGACCTGTTTCTTTATTATAATGTAGATGTGTAGCTATCCCTGTTTCACCTGTATATCTATTCTTTAATATACGAATCGTTGTAGTATTAGATTTAACTTCATCATCATCTTGTTGATTTCTTTCTAATCCAATAACACCATCACTAAGATGTGCAATAGATGCTGAACCTCTAAGATGTGATAAAGTAATCTCTTTACCATTCTCATGCCCTGCATCACCTGCAGGTCTACGTAGATGTGATACTAATAACATACCAATGTTTGTTTGCTCTACAAGAGAACGTAACTTAGTCATCAATACATCAATAGACTTTCTTTCATCTCCATCTTCTTGACCTGATACAAGTATAGATAAATGGTCAACAAATATCCATTTACATTCTAATGCTTGAGACATATATCTAACTCTAGATAGTATCTCGTCATTGTCAATAGAACCAAAGTGGTCAAAGGCAAAGAACCTACCAGAGCCAACTGTATTCTTTTGATACTCTTGTAATTGTTCTCTACTAAACTTATCTCTAATCTCTTTGATATATAATCTAGCATTAGCTTCTACTGACATAATATTAAATGCAGTATTTTTAATACTCTCTTCTAATGCAAGTATACCTATGTTATGATTTGTATTCTTGAGTAAATGATGCATGAGTTCTCTCATAATAGAAGACTTACCCATACCTGCACCAGATGTAAATGTAATTAACTCACCTGTTCTCATACCATAAGTCTTTTCATTCATCTTACCCCAAGGATAAGGTACTGTTTCACAATACTCCTCTGTATATAAAGCATCTCCTAAATCTCTAAGGTTAGTTATACCTGCAGGAGTAAAAGGTTGTGCATTCCACCATGCTTGTGAAAACTTTTCTCTCTTACCCATCTTGAGATACTCGTTAGCATCTTTAAATTCCATGTTCATTATCTTACATTTGTTAGGACTAAACAACTGTGCTACCTTTTCACTAGCTTCTTTACCTTGCTTATCCATATCAAATGATATAACTATATTTTGAAAGCTATCTAAATATTCAAATGCTTTTCTACAATCTCGTACTGCAGAACCTGCACCTGTCTTAACAGATACACATGCCCACTTGCTACCTAATAATTCGTAGGCAGACATAGCATCTACTTCTCCTTCAGTAATAGTTACATACTTACCACCACCTGTAAATAAATCTTGTCCAAACAATACTGCATCAGATATGTTTCCTTCAACCCACATATTTTTTGTGGCTACATCTCTAATTTTATTACCAATATTGTTTCCACCACTATCAAAGTATTTGTAGATGTGGTGCGTATTCATGTTACCATTTACTTTAACTTGTGTGTGATACTTTTGTGCTGTTTCTTTACTAATATTACGTTCAGTTAATGCACCTGTAGTACCTACAGTTTTAATTAAACTCTCAGTCTTCATTGGTATTACCTTTTCCTGTTGCATACTCTCTCCAAATCTAGTGTTACAGGAAAAACAAAAGCTATATCCTTCAGAATGTCTAACATTACCATCACTTGAACCACACTTAGGACAAGCACCCCTGTCTAGCCATGTCTTTTCCATAATTATCCCCATTAAAATTTTTATTATATACTATTATATACTGTTAGTCAATATCAAAAGAACTATCATATACTTTATTATAAGCATCTATCTCAACTTCTTTTGTTTCATGTATATCTCTCTTGGCTAATTCCATAGCTTCAAAAGATTCATAACCTTCCTCAAGGTACTCATAATATCTTTCTTTAATTAGTTCTTTTATTTCTTCTTCTAATAAATTCATCTTACTCTCTCTTGTTATAATGTAAGTAAATAAAATATAAAACTTACAGTTAAAAGTATGGGAAACACATGGTTCACCCATAAGTTTTTCTTAGTGCTACGTTGAAACCATTTTCCTGTAGCTTTTAATCTTCTTTCTCTATCATTATTCATCTTTAATATATCCTGCATCTGGATTATACAAACCTTTATCAGGTTTATTTTTATCTAATTCTTCTTGTAGTTGTTTGATTCTTACATAAGCATTACGTAATTGCTCTTGTAAATCTCTTACATTTTTTTTTAATATTTCTAATTCATTCATTGTACTCTCATAATCTCTATGTTGTCATCTATTAATGCTTGTATATGTATATTTCTGTCATCATATAAGTTTTGTAAAAACTTTTTAGCATCATTTTTATTTTTAAAATACATAACCTCACCATTATTTTCTTCTAATATATCTGGTAACTGTATCTCATTAGGATAAGGCATAGCTATTACATACATATCTTTTCTCATAATATTTTTATTATACATTACATTTTCCATATAGTCAATACCCAACATAAGGTACAATAAAACATAGAAAATACCACATTAAAATACTTATAAGTATTTGTAACATTTCTTTATTTATATTTATCATAGTTAAGTCCCCCTCTAAACTCTATGGTATAACCTATTGTTATACTTGTATAATTTATATTCAACTTTGTCTTCTTTCATTACGTCAAACAACCTATGTAATATATCTTTTTTTCTAGGTCGTTTATCAAAGTCAAGTTCTAGTTCTACTTTATATTTTTTAAAACTCATATCTTAATCTCCTGTATATGTATATCTAAATAGTCTGCCATCAAGTATCTTATTTCTGTATAACAGTCATCACATAGTAAAAGATTACTTGCTCTGTTCTCCATATCTTCTGGATATGCTTTATTAGAGCAACCTTCTCTTTGACATTTAATTTTTTTACTCATCTTTATCCTCCTTCTTTCCAGAGATAGAACCTATCTGTCCTTTGAAAGGTATTACCTTTGCACTAGGTCTAGTTTCTTCTATTAGATTTAAGTCTGCATCAAAATCTATGTCTGGTGGAAACATAAACTCTTCTAGTTCTGTATACCCACCTATGTGTAGAAAGATTTGTGGTACAGTCTTGTGTCCTGCTTCTCTAAATCTTTTTATCTTAGGTAGATTGTCTAGCACTCTCTCTTCGTATACTTCATCTGCTTCATCTAGTAATGCCTTTGCTTTAGCACAATACTCACAGTTCTTTTGTGTGTATATAATATATTTAATCATCTGCTAAATCCTCCACTCCTTCTGTTATTCCACAATCTGAATTACCAAACTCATTACCATGATAAGTAATCATAACAATAGTACCATCATCTAATGGAATCTTATGTTCTGTTTCATCATCATGAATTTCACCTACTATTTCATAGACTGCATCATTTGCTTCATCTCGTGTTAGTTTTCTGTCACACTTTAAAGTATACCTTCTTGTATCTTGTGACCACTCTTCAAATCCATATTCATATTTACTCATCATCTTCCTCCTCTACTTTGCTTGGGTCATATGCTTCTGGGTTTGTATAGCATACATAATCACTATGCCAGAATTGTGTGTATTTACCTTCATCTGCTCCATGTTCTCCTATACCACCTTTTTTCTTTAAGTCATAGTGATTAATAGTAGTATGAAAAGCATCTTGTAATCTTAGTATATCTCCTAGATGTATGTACTCCCAAGCACCTTCATTGATTGTATCATCTATCTGCTTTAGTTTATTAACTAAATTTAATGTTACTGCATCTATCTTTGGTTTACTTTTTGTTGTCATAATATTTCTCCTCTGTATCTTTTAAGTTATAAACATATGAAAGTATATCTTCGTGAGTATATCTTTCAGTAGCATCTATACCTACTAATGCTTCACATAGTTCTTCATACTTTTCTTTGTCACTCATCATCACTCTCCTCTATGCTAGTTATATAAAACTCAGTACCTGAAGGTTCAAATAATCTTTCTGGATTATCGTCTGCTTCATAGTCAGCACTTCTTTTTTCTGCACTCTTTTTATCTTGAGCATTAATATCTTTACGATAGTAGTAAACTTTCTTTGCATACAAGGTATACTTAGCCATCTTGCATCTCCTTTGTTTCATA